TTTTGCTCATTCAATTTTTGAAAATGTAATTTTATTTCTTCCGCTTTCATTTTAGTATTGTTTTTATTAAAACTAATTAATTAACTTTTTGTTACAGTTTTGCTTGTTTATTAAAAAATAAGTAGTAAATTTGCCTAGTTAAAAAGATGAAACGTTCTTGGATGGGTTTTTTTGTTTGTTATACAAAGTCAACATCCGACTAAAAACAAAAAGTAGTTTGCATCTTCTGCTTTTTTAAATTTTATTTAAAAATTATATCTATCTCATAGTATTTCACGTGCCTGTGGTTTACTCTATAGACAAGCCCCTTTCCTTAATTGGTTAGGGGTTTAGTTTTTTATAGATATTTTTTCATTAGTTTAAGGTTTAAACTAGTTTAACTAAACCTTACAAACTTGCCGTATCTATCTGATTACGGTCTAATTCCTGCTGACTTGTTACTGCACTACCAACAACAAACGCTTGTAAAGGTTGATTTTGACCCGCTAAACTTTGAGCTATTTGATTTGTTCCCGTTCCTGCTACTAAGTTAAAGGAAGGAGCGGAAGTAGCACCACCGCCACCGCCACCCGTATCTCCACCGCCACCGCCTAAGTTTCCGCCACCGCTTAATTTTCCAATACCTTGTGCCAAAATATTTGCAATAGATAAACCGGCCGAAAGTTTTGTCACCCCAATATTTTTTGCAAGTAATGCTTTGTTGCCCGCTATTTCTGCTGCTGCTGCAATTTGTCCTCCTGGAATAGACGCATACTTTGCCGTTATTAATTGGCTAGCTAATCCATCCGCTGCTGTCATTCCTGCGATTGATTTAGAAGCATTTGTAACTACTTGACTAATTGCCAATCCTTTTTCAACTAAAAGCAAAGCCGTTGCAACCGCTTTTGATTTGCCTGCTAAGCCTGCAATCAATGATAAAGTTTGGTCTACTATTTGGAACTTTGAAGCCTCAAACGCTTCACGTGCCATTAACTCCTGCTCTTCTAATTGCCTTTGAATTTCTGCCCGTTCCCGTGTGCTGTTTACAAGTTTTTCAATACTTTTGTTTAACGCTTCTTCTTCTTCTTCTTCTTCTAGTTTTTTATTAGCCTCAAAGATTGCCCGTTGCTCTTCGTCAAATTTTCTGCCCGCTTCCGCTCCAGCCATTGCAACCTCAAAATCCTTTTGCATTTTTTCCTTTGCTTCCTGCTCTCTTTTTTCTCTTGCTTTTTGATTTTCAGCATTTATTTTATCACGTTCATCTTGTCTTGCTTTTGCTAGCTTATCAGCACGGTCTTTATCGGCTTGAATAATTTCACGGTTTGCCTTATCTCTAAAATCTTTTAGCCTTGCAAATTTTTCTTCCTCTGTTAATAATTCATCTTCAGCTAATTCTTTAACTTTTTTATTATAATCAATATTTGCTTTTATTTTTCTATTGGTGTACTCATCATATTTATCGCCATTAGCCTCTAAAAAATGCTCGCTTCTTTTTAAACTCGCTTCGGAATCCTCAACCATTTTATCTAAGGCTCTTGTCGCATCGGAAGTAACACCAATGAAATCTGTAACAGCATCAATTAAACTTCCAAATAAATCACCGATTGCTGAAAGTCCGGGAATTAAATTCATTACAACTTTTTTAACCTTATCAAAGTTTGCAATTAATAAACCCAAAGCCACAACAATAGCACCAATCCCCGTTGCGATTAACGCAATACGAAAAGCCTTTAACGCTCCCGTACTCGTCCCCATTACTGCCGTCTGTATCTTTTGGAATGTGGTTTGTGCTTTTGTAGATTTAGTAAATAGGTCTGTTGCCTCAACTGCATCTTTTACAGTCATAGCAAGCCCGCCCGTTACCTCGTTTAAGATACCCATTGCACCACCGTTATCTAAAACAGACTTGCCCGAATTAGCAAGCGAAGAGCGAAGAGAATCATTCTGTTGTTCTAAATCCTCCAAAGAGTTTTCTAGCCTTTGAACTTTTGCATTTAAGTCGTCAAAGCCTTGCTCTTTTACTTTTACGTTTACAACTTTTTCAATAACCATCTTTTTATTTTTTGAAATTCGTTACCAAGTTCATTTTTGCCCTTTGCAATTTCCGTAAAATCGCCAGCACCTTTATAATTATGCTTTTGAAGTAGTGTGATTATTTCGCTTATCATTGCCCTTTGTGTATTCTAGTTACTGCAATATATTTGTTTTTAATACTACAAGCCACATCGGGAACTATTACAATATCACCACCCTCTGCCAAAAATTGACTTCCAACTGGTACCGCCCAGCTAACCGAAAATTCGTCATCGTTGCCACTTCCTTTTATTAAAACGTGGGTAAAACTTCTATAAAATCCAGCGCCCGGAACGAATAGAGAAATGGTTGCGTAATGGTCGCTCTCTGAAGGAGTGATAAATGTGCAAGCGAAATCTATTGTCACAACATCGTTTAATGTTATCGGTGTAATTCTACTATTTGCATCTAATAGGCTCAAAGAATTATTTCCCTCTGTTGCTCCCGTAAATGTAATTAGGTTATTTGTAGCTGCCGAAAGTGATACAGTTGACGTATTAACTCTTGACTGCCACCCCGTGAATTTATAAACCTCCGTGAAGTTTTCATTTGTTTTATTCATTGCCACCCTTAGAGTGTCGCCCGTGCCATCGTTTGCACTTGTTCCGATTCCGATTGTTTGCTTAGCCATTGTCTGCTGTTATTAAAGTTGTATCAACTGTTATTATATTATTGTCCGTTCTTACTGTTCCTGAAAATTGAATTACTTGTACCGTTATTATTTCTGCATCGCTTTCAATTTCTACTGAAACACCTCTATCTAATCCAGTATGATTTGGATCTAATTCAATATTAATTAATCTGCCATCAATTGTATAACTCGCCCATGAAGGACTATCTACCAAAGTAACTGTAAATGTATCATTTCCTTTTACAAAAATTGTTTGATTTGTGCCACGTGCAAAAAATATCGTTCCATCTGTGGCAAATGGATTAATTGTATTGTCAAACGAGTTGATTAAATTTAACTGCACATTTTTTGTTGTGATATTTGCCGTGTACTTATCAATTCGATAATAGTTTTCTTTGATTTTTAAAACGTCATTTAATCGAACCGATAATAATATCTGTAAAGGTAAAATCGATTTAAAGCTAAAATTCCGCCTTTTAATATTAAAGATTGATTCAATGTAATCTTTATAGTAGTTCGTGTATAACGTGTTTGATATAAGCGTCCCATCCCATTCGTTGAACTCTTCGCCAAATATTGTAGAGTATTGAGGGGAAACAAACCCTAAAGTGTGCGAAGGAATGTTTAGAAATCCAATAAATTGACCCGTATCGCCAGCATCATTAATCCTAATTTTAAATGGTTTTTCTGTTACGTTTTCTCTATTGTTATAGAAAATATGTCCTTTTGGATTTTTAGGCTGTAACGTTTCATCTGCCGAAAGTCCGTACATAATATTTGTAAACTCTCCCGTATCTACATCCCGTAATCGTTCGTAGACCATTTGCTCAAATTGTGGCTTTACTTCCAACTTTTTACCATCTAATAAATCCCCATTTTCGTCAGCCAATTTTAATTCTTCATCACCGTAACCTAATCCCGTGTTAAGTTCAAATTGTTTATTTAACAAGGTTGTAGGCTCGGTAAAACTGAAATCTATTTCGTTTAAAATATCGCCACGATTTACGTCGTAACTATCAAAATCAATGTACTTTGTTACATCCCATAATCTACCTTGCGAATAATAATCTACTAAAGTATTAACATAAATATCAGTATTGTTTTCCTGAATAATTACGAGCTTAAATAAAGCGAATATACTTTTAAGGAAATCAATTATTTTTAGTTTTGGTAAGTTGGCAGATACTTGAAATTGAGATATTATATTATTTGATGGTGCGGATGCGGAAGTATTGGTAATTGATGGGAAATTAACTCTTCTTACAAAAAAAGTAGAAGTATAAGTCATTGAGTTGACCGAAGCTATAAAAAATTGATATTCAAAATCTACGGGAGTTGCTCCCAAAGTTTTGATTTCAATATTTTCTCCTAAAAAGTCACCCCCTTGGCAATCGAACTCTGCAACCGTAACACCAAAGTTTTTTACGATTACTTTGTACGGTTCGGGATTGCTTGTAAATATATCAATCTTATAAACATAAAATCGACTATTAAAAGGATTAACATAAAAAGTATCACCTTCCCAAGTATCGGTTGCAAAATTAAAACCATCAGCATCACCTGTAGTAAAATTAATCAACTGCTCCGTTGGTCGCCCTTGTAAGGTTGCATCATTATTCAACCACATATAAAGATTGTCGAACTCTGACCTTCCAAAGAAATCACGACTAAAAGCAAAGCCGTATTTTGCCTCTATTGCTTTTATAATTTCAATTAGTTTGATTGAGGGTCGAAGCTCCAAAGGATTTAAACCTACATTTGCAATATTAACAGATGTTGCCGTGTTGGTTGTATCTGTGGGGTCGCTATTATAAAACAGTCGCTTTTTTGAAAGTAAGTTGTTTATAATTTTACCACCAAATAAACCTAAACCTAAAGCCGTTACCATATTGGTATAAGTCAGGTTAAAATTTAACTCTGACAAATCTAATGTAGTTAACTCGTCATCCTTTACGCTATCTTTTAAATTAACCAATTTCCCAAAAAAATTAATTGAGTAACTCGATGGCTTGTCATTCTTTACATTAACTTTATCTAACCTAAATTTACCCGACTTAAACGGCAACCCATCTAATTCAATCCTACCATCTTTTTTTATCCTTGCATCGAAAGTATTGTCAATATTTGCATTATAGTAATGCTTAAAAATAGCATTGTTTTTATCGCTTGCCGGAACTGTAAACCCTTTGGAATAGTCAGTAGTATTTTTGGTAATATCGGAGCTATCAGTAATAGAGGAAACTATCTCAATATTTTCATCATTGAAAAGTTCTAACCGTTCATTTTCTATGTAAATAGCTACTGTCATGCGTTGTTTACTTCATTAAATGCGTACTCGAAATCTATTTCGTAATTGATTAACCTATCTTTTTGACGGGTTTTGTACTCGATTGAGGTGCTTTTTAACTTCAAAGGGATATAATTTCCACCCACAAACTCCCAAACTCGCTCCGATAAAAGCATTTGTTTAAATATTTCGTTCATATTCTCATCAACAAAACCACTATTTATCTTGTAACTGGTCTTACCTTGTACATTAAAGTCAACAAATTGGTGGTTGCCTGCGTTTGGTTGCCCTCTAAAACTCTGAAATGTTTCTCTACTCGTGCTTAAACTTTCTGTTTTTGCTTTAAAAAACGGCATGAAAGCTATTGCACCTTCTTTATTTTGGTAGGCAATATCAACGGGTGTATATCTACATTCATCAGTGATTAATAAAGTAATGGTTTCTCCGTTATAAGTAACCTCAATGTACTCATCAGTTCCTGCTTCACTTACATTAATCCATATATTTTGCAACATTTCAGAACTATCGATTGAAGTCGGTACTGCAATTGATTCATTTATATTATTGTCGGGGTAACTTATAATTGTTATCATGGTGTAAATGTAAATATGTTACTAAATACTGTCGTGCCTGTTGCTTCGTTTAAACTTCTCATTTCAGCCTGCCATGTTCCAGCACCTAAAGATACTATTCTGCTTTGTGGCGAAGTAGTTCCTGAGAATAAAGTAAAGCCACCCCACGCACTAAACTCATCTTGTCGAACCCTTACATACAATTGATTAATTGTAAAATTAGAAGTGAAAGAAAAGGAATAAGTACTGCCTGAAGTATTTTCTATATCTGTAATTATTAACTCGCTCGTGTCTACCGGCTCATCAATTAAAATCGGAACGTTGAAAAAACCATTTCCATTTACTTTATAATCCTGAATAGGAATCAGTATTTTATTTGTCGGTGGTTGTGGATTTTCTCCGCTCAATCCGTAACCGTAACCTTTCAAACATAGATTTGTTTCCGCCAATTGCAGAACTCCTTCATCATCCTCATCGGTTGTAATGTACTCAATTTCTTGCCGTACCCAAACTTGGTTGTTGCCATCGTTCAACTCTGTCACCGTTGACTTGTTTGGCGTAAACTCAATAAAATCATTGATTAAATTAGCGATGTTTATTTTATCCGTCCCCGTGCTTGCTATTGGATTTGTTTTTGTAATCTGATATTGTGGTTCTATTGGTGGGTTGTTCTTTGCTCCATTCCAAACAAATAAATTGATTACATAACTAATCGCTGTTGCTCCCGTTAATGGAGAAACCAAAGGAATATTAATGTAATATGGTGTTAATGATTTTATCATTTTAAACTTGTCTTTAGTAAATTATCAATCGTTAATCCGTATGCTTCAACTAAATCATCAGGCAATCTTTTAAAAGCTAATTCAAAAGGTCGCTCGAAAAAGTTTGTTGTTCTTAAACCCGTGAACCATATCGAACGACGCACTATAAATGCCGTACTTTCGTAACTCAAAAATCTTCCTTTTTTATCCTTAAATTGAAAACGTTTTCTTTGAACCCATCCATTAATCCCTTCCGTTAATCCGCCCTTTTTACCCGAACCCGTGCCAAACTTATAAGGACTATTCGGAGCTTTATTAGAACTCTTTACACCCTTTACACCTTTGTCGACAAACTTCCCATAATTCGCCATCGAAATAGTAAGTTCAAAACTATTCTTATTCTCTTTCGCTTCGTAGCTAATCGATTTATAAAGTGTACCTCTATCTTTTTTACCAGCCTTTGTTAAATTAGAACGTGACTGTTGTACTATGTACTTCCCGAACCTATCTAACTCACTCTTTACTGACATAGATTTAAAGTGGTATTTGGTACTTCAACATCAAATGTTAAGACCGCACCGTCCAATAACTTATGACCTTCCATACTTCCCATTTCAAAAGAAGGATTCTCACTCGCTGTAATATTGAACTGTGGGAAATCTACATACATTTTATTCCAAACTCGGTTAAGAACCGCTAAAGCCATATTGTGATTGTCTAACTCATTATCTTGCCCCCAAAATTGGTCCGTTATAAGTTCGTTATTCTTATCTCTAATATCCCAGCAACTCAAAACCACGTTAAAAATAATAGTTGATCCGTTGTTAAAACTTCCAGCATCAATCCAAACATTCGCTAAAGGAAATACTAATTCTTTATCTTGTGCCATTGCATCAGGATTCAATTTCCTAACTGAATTTATAAGCAAATCGCTCTCAAATAATATTTTAAAGTATTGATATAATTGGCTTAGTTGGTTCATAATTGTATTTGATTTGTTGCGTTCGGGTTTTTCATTATGTTAACCTTAACTTTGTTTTTATCTATTTTGTGGCAAAGGTAAAGAAGGAACTCGTGTATATTTGTTTTTAAAACAGTGTCATATTTCCAAATCTTACCCTTTGCTAATTCGTCAATGGTTGCATACCATCCCCACTTTTGAAAGTACTGGCTTGCTTCTTTCCCTTCTCCGCTTCCTGATTCGTAAATTTCTGAATATAACTCAGTAACTCGTTCTTTAAACTCGAAAAAAAAACAAGTGAACCATTAACCGCTGATAGAGGCATTAACTTCATAACCTCCGCAAAATGCTCCGTACCTGAATAACTTTCAATTGAATAGTTATTGAATACATCTCTTTTTTTTATAGGTCTAAATAACACTGCCATTAATTTATGCAAATCATCAACACTGCCTTGATATTTTTCTATATCAATAAACTCCCCGGCTGTGATTTTATCTAGGTTAGGAACAAAACCAAACTCTACATCTTCAATGAAAAAAGTCGGTGTAAATTCGTGCTCACTAGATAAAGCCAAATCAATCAATGATATAATTTCAGCGTAATCAGTTGAGCTAATCATTTTAACTTGCTCAGGTTTTAAACCCGTAAAGATTTGTATTTTACGAATGTTTCTATCGTGCTCGCTAAGTCCTTCACGTGCCATTAATTCATGGTAGCGTTGGTATTGCAAAAGATTAATATCGCTTATGTTTTCTGGGATTGTTATCTTCATACTATTAAAACTAAAAAAGGTTGATTTTGTTACAAGGGTTATCGTATTTCTATGCCCGTGCCTCTTAATAAATTTCTCTCAATTCCGTAACACGTCAAATCAATATGCTCATCATGTTTTGCATTTGGAAATGTTCCGACTTGTGTTAAAAATGCTTCATTCCAATTTCCTTTGATTAAAAAAACCCGTCCTCCTTCTATAAAACTTGAACAAGTCCGAGCGTTTTCTATCTTTGAATTATTGACAAAGTCTGTTTTTATTTCAGCTATATTTAAACCAGTTGTTGATTTTACCATTTGTTGTAAACTTTTACCGCTTGCTTTTGGTTCAACTAAAATAAGAGATACTTTTATATCTGATGCCTGAATGTGGTTAGGAATAAATTTTAACAACTCAGGCATTTCTAAGTATTTATCTATACTAGAATAAATGACATAGTTGTTATTCCATTTCGCCCCTATTTGAAATCCAGTTGGGTCGTTTGCTGTATTTTTTGTATAAGCTCCATCAATTAACATTTCCCACTTTAAAGAATTAATAGGGACTTCTTTTTTATCCACAATTTGAAACCATTCTTTTTTCCACTCTCCACCTTCCTCAGGTGCTGGCAATTGCATATATTGCCCCGCAAAATTATATCTATTTGCTTGTCTTATTTGTTCCAACTCTTCAAAAGAATGTTTCTCAGGATACAATGGATTGTTATTTGAATCTAAAGCAGGTAAACATAAATGTTCCCATTGTTCACCGCTACCACCATTTAAAAGAAAACCACTTAAATCATCTTCATGTAAACGTTGCATAATTACAATAATAGGCGTGTTGGAATCGTTTACACGGCTTCTAATTGTTGAGTTATATCTTTCGTTAACTGACTTTCTTTTTACCTCACTAATAGCGTCGTCAGGCTTTAAAGGGTCGTCGATTATAATTGCACCACTAAAAGTATTACTATCAGCAACACCCGCACCAAACCCCGTAATAGCTCCACCGCTTGACGTTGCATACACTCCGCCCCCTTCTTCATTGAACCATTTCTTTTTCCCTTTTGCATCCTTCTTTAATTTCATTTTCCAAAACTTTTGGAAGGCATCGCTTTCGACATACTCTTTTGCTTGACTAGAATTATCCAAAGCTAAATCATCAGAGTAAGAAATATGGATAAATTTTGATTGTGGATTTATAGCAAGTCCGTAAGCTATGAAATTCTTAACTGCTAATTCTGTTTTCCCATAACGTGGTGGAATGTTAATTATAAGCCTTTTAACTTTACCATTTATAACATCCATTAGTTTATCAGCTATTAAAACAAAATGAGGCGAAACTGTAAAATTTCGCCTATGATTTTCTTTAAATATGTAACGAGTAAAGAAAAGTAAATCTTTTTCGCAAATTACTTTTAATACTTTTTCTTCATTAGTAAGCATTATCTAGTGCATTTTTTATTCTTAACACTTCCTCTTCTGTTAAGTCTGTTGCATCTATGTTAAGGTTTGTTTGTTTTACTTCTTGTGTAGGCATTCCTAATAAATGCTGAGCTATAAACATTTTACCCCTTTCAAAGCTCCATAATTCTTTTATAACTTCCTTTCTTGCATCTTCATCATTGTCAACTTCTTTCAATTCCTTAATAGCTGAAATAATTATAAAATTAGTTTGAAGCACTTCCGCTTTTTTTGGTGCTCCAGCATTAGGTCTTGCCCCTCCACGTTTCTTTTTTTCTTCCATCTTGAAATTAGTTTGAATGTTTCAAAACTTACTCACAAACATATTTTACCCTATTGTAATCCGCTCCACTTTCATTCTCGAACTCTGTTGAGGTTGTTCCGCATTGATTGAACTCGCTTCTTAAATAAGTCCAACTTGGTGGGATTTGAACTACTGGAGTAATCATTGCAGGCTGATACATATAGTATCTTTTTTCGCAGTTACAATTTTCTACTTCCTCAGGCTCGCATTGGAAAGCCATTAAAGGAATCGTTAATAATAATAATAATAATTTTTTCATTTTATTTTGTTTTATAAGTTTCATAAACTTTGTCTAGTCTGTCAATCATTGCAATCATTTCTTTAACACAACCATTGCAAGGATACCATACCTGGCGATTGAATACACTTGCATATAAATCACAAACATAAAAAACTTGCTCTGATTCTAATTTAAGCGTCCTAACCTCTTGGAAATTTGTCCACTGATTGTATTCTTCTTCTGTCAAACATCGTGCCTTAAATCGGTACGGAAACAATTCGTTTAACTTTTTCTTTCGTTCTTCACATCCGCAATCTTCGCCATTAACAAAGTGTTGCAACCCAGTAAAGTGAATTATCTTCTCAACTGTATCTCCTAATCCTCTACTTTTTTTTCTCGGCATTTCTAATTCTTTTAATTGTTCTATGAATAAATGCGTAATTTATATTTAGCTTTTCTCCTAATTCTCTTAAAGAATGATCAAAGGATAATTCCAATAATTCACGCTCCCACCATTTCAATCCTTTTATTAATTCCAATTCATTATCATCAATTTCAAATGTATTGTTTATTTCTTTGGTCGTAATCTCATCAAGTGATATTTCAATTCTTTGCTTTGTAAAATCAATAAACAAATTTCTAATAACAATAATTACATACCAATCAATACTTGCTTTTTCGTTGTTGTATAATTTCAAATACATTTCGTTAACTAAATCATCTGCTAAGTATTTATCCTTGCAAATTTTAAAAGCGATTTGTCTCCAATACTCATCTTTTTTTGATAATTCTTCAAGCACTTTTAATTAGTTTGAAGTCAAAGATATAAAAATTTATTTAATAATCAACATCGGGTCGAAATCCGTTGAACAAGCGGTTAGGAATAGAAGGGGGATAAGTTTTTTCATGTGGTTAGGGTTTAACTTTTATTAATCTGCTTTTTTTATCAAAGGTAACATTTTCTTTGTCTATTATTTTAACCTCGCTAATAAGCACTTTACAAGGTTCATCTAGGTAATAAATATAATTAGGGTCTGTTTCTAAAATAATACCAACTTCACAATATTGCTTATTAATTCCGGGTGGTTGAAAATATACTGTTTCCATCCCTATCTATTTTTAAAAGTTACTATTTCCGGATCAACTACTTCGATGGTGTTTGTTTCGATTATATGTTTGTCTATTATTTCATTAAATCTAATCATATAATCGTAATTAGGATTTTCTCCATAAACATGAATTAATCTGTTGTAAATCCAAGTTAAGTGATTAGTTTCTTCTCTACTCATTTTTTTTTAAATTTATAGTTATGTTCTTTCAGTGATTTATTGGCTTGTCGTGGCTCTGTGTGCGTTTCTTGGTATGCATTGCCATCTATTTGTGATACATCTCCACCATTTTGAACGTGCCATTGTAAAAAGTTTCTTTTTTTCATGATTTCAATATTTCAGGT